GAAACGTAAAACGTATTTTTTAAGGTTTCAATTAAAGGTTGAACCGATAAAGGATAAGAAACCAAATTTTTAAATAAGTTCCTTTTTGCTTCCGGTTTCAAAATGTGAAATAAAGATTTTTTTTCTGTCATAATTTTTAATGTTTGTTAGATTAATTAAATTATTTATAATGCTAATATAAGGCGCAAAATGTTAAATAAATGTTAAATAAATGTTAAAGTTTTGTTAAAATTTTGGGAGCTCTGAAACCTGAAAAAAAGCAGGCGGGCCCACTGCGTTTAATGGGGCCCACTGCGTTTAATGGCCTACTGCGTTTAAAGTTCTGAATCATTAACCAGGCAAGAGCTGGAACAATATATTTTATTTTCTGGTACTTCTTTTTCACAAAAGGCGCAAAAGTTCGGCGGATCCTGGCTCGGTGGATCGTAATAGTTAGAAGGGTAAAACATCATATTGTATATATTTATTATCTTTTTTAATTACAAACCCGCTTTGGTCGGTTCTGGCGTCACCTTTGGCCTTGAGGCCCAAAATAACACCAGAGTGTTCAAGCATTATATCGTCTGACTGATCCCCGTTAACAACCCAGGTATCTAAATATTTTATTGGCATCTCTTCAAAAACTACAGCAACGTTGATTTTGTTTTTGATGGCTAGATCACAATTTAATGAATTACATTCAGAATGTGAAAAAGTTAATTTATAATTATACTCTTGAAAATCTTTGTACTTTATCGCTCTTTTAATGTCTTTTGTATAATCATAAAATACCATATTATCGGCGTAACCTTCCGAACAGAAACCAAAGTTAACCCGCAATAAATGTAAAAAATCTAAATCACTAGTCCCGTTTAATCTGATCGCAATTTTATAATTTCCTTTTTTTGCTTTGTAATATTCCTGTATTATTTCCTTATGCAATTGGTGAAGGAAATTTTTTTTGTCCCTAAGAAAATATTCGGTCTTGTTGATCCTGGACTTTACAACATTTGAGAATTTACCCCGACCAGCCGAAAACAGACAAGAGGCCGCGCAGCCTTTGGAGGCGCGCGGGCAAATGTTAACCCCTTTACTATTTTGATTATAAGGCGCTAAATAAAGAATAAAAGTTTTTAACTTATTCTTTTTAGTTTTTGCGTTTGTCATTCCCTGACTTAATAATTTTTTCGGGATCTTAAACCCGTTAATCTCATTAATAGTTCTTTTTAATGTAGTTTGAAAATTTGACATAATTATTTTTTTAGATTAGTTTTATTTAAAAAATGTTTATAAACTTCTGGAATATGTTTTTTATAATATGGTTGTTCAGACTTGCACCAGTTTTTTAATTGTTTTTTGTTTTTAAATGTTTGATATTTAAAACTAAATTCTAGATCGTTAATGAAGTCCTGGATTGTCCAGCCCTCCCAAATGTGTTTTTGATAATTCATATTTATTTTTTTAAAGTGAATCACAAATATAAAATTAAAATTGGTTTGCTAATGTTAACGAATTGTTAACATTTGACGCTATCTAAATAATTTAAAACGTTTCTAAATTGCGCAAATGAACCAGGCCCAAAAAATGATCAATACAAAAAATATTTTAATCTACCAAAATTTTAACAGAATTTTAACGTTTGATTTTGGAGGGCCAACCCCACTGCGTTTAAGAAAGAAACCCTACTGCGTTTAAGAAATTGCCAACCCCATTGCGTTTAATGAAGTTGGCAACCCTATTGCGTTTAAGAATTACCAAGTGTATCCTTTAATAATTTAACGGCTGATTGAATATGCAAGTCCTGGATCTCATTACTTACTTTCTTTTGCTGTATTGCTACCTTAATTAAATCCGGAAGAAAAAACCAAAGGCTTTCAGATTCTATTGTTAACTCTTTATCTTTCCCATAACTAACGTAAACCTCTCCATCAGATCCGTGGATCCCATCAATACTGTGAACGTAAGTGTGATTATTTTTACTCATAACTTTATTTAATTTAATTTATTATTAATTATATCCTCTTCAACTTTTTGTTCCAGGACTTCTATTTTTGCTAACAAGACTTCTATTCTTGAATGAAGCGTAATAACTTCTATTCTCAATTCGTCTATTGTATCTGCTTGCTTATTGAGAATTGATCTCAGGTGTTGAGATTCAATTCTCTGAATATCTTCTGTATAAGTCATATTTTAATTTTTTAAGTTTTTAACGTGACAATTCCAATAGACAAAGAAATTGTCTATCTTTTCTAAGTTTCTTTTAAACTCGTAACTGTATTGACTGCCTACTATGTATTTTTCTAAATTCTTATTTACATTGTAGAAGCATTCGTGAGCCTCAATTAAATCTTGCTCTAAATGTTGTTTTAAATAACTCATAATTTAATTTTTATATTTTGATTTAACGTTTCTACTTTACTAGCTATTATAAGATCCTTTTCTTTTTGATCTTTAGCATATATTGGATATCTAGTCCATTTATGTGTTGATGCCTTTGGATTGAATATATCATTCATTAATGTCCTGAAGCTTTTAAACCAAAGTCTCATTGGCCTAACTATTTTAATTACTTTAACTTTATTATTTCTCATTTTTATTTATTATTAAACTGATTTGATATTGAATAAAACTTATAGGTTTCATATTTTAATTTATACTCCTTACATCTAAAACAAAAGAACTTTGGTCCTTTCTGCTCTTCAAACTTGAAGGCACATTTATTACATTTTCTCATACTAACAATTTAAGTATTCGTGATTATGTATAACATACATTTTAATCTCTCCGTCTGGATGATTTGAATAAACCATTTTAAGAGACTCTACAAGAACTTTTAGTTCTTCTTGAGTGATAGTATAAGAATGTATTTCTAAGCTAGCTAGAACCTCTCTATGTTCTTTTGCGTCACCTTTAATAGTCCAGGACATAACAACTTCAATCTTAATATCATTGTCAAGTTCTTTCCTGGTATTATTAACATTTCGCATTGACTTGTTATTATATTCTGTAATCTTATTTATTATTGCTTTCATCTTTATCTTTTTTATTTATGTGATCTGTTTTTAGTATTTCCTTTTCCCAAAGCTTCTTAAAAGCTTTGTTAAAAGTATGATGATTACATTCTGTAAAACATTCTCTTGCTAATCTGTAAATGAAAGCTCCGTCCCATTCACAATATTTAGAAATCAATCTAGCCAGAATATCTTCGTCACTATTAGCATCTGACTCAGCATAACCAATAGATTTCCTTTCAGAGTCAATTAGAGCTTCAATGCTGGGGTCTTTTGCAAAAGTGCTGTCGTAACTACCTTTTAAATTTATTTGATGAAATATGCCGTTAAAATCAACTTGGCATTCATCATCTATATCAAACTGCTCGCTAGTTTCTTGATTAAAGAATGTCATCTGATCGCTTATCAAATTTAAAAAGTATTGATGTTGTTTAGGTGATGAGTTCTTGTAGAACTCTATCACTTTTTTATAAGGTTCATTCATTGTTCTAAGATTTTTTTTATTTTTTTTATCAATTCATAAGGTGTCAATAAACCCTCTTCAAACATTTCTATTTGTAATAATATTTCTTTTTTCATAGTCTATTAATGTATTTTGAAGTTATTTTTTGTATTTCAGAAATCAACTCTTTAGAATTAACTATGTATTTCATATCTATGTAGCCGTCTCTATCTTGTAGAAGTCGACCATACTTTTTATCAAGAACAGCTATCTCTACTTGATAATTTGCGTACAGTTCATCTTTCGGATCTCTATGCCATCCAAATTGAACTAATGAAATAAGAAATCTATCATTAATTCTGATCGCTATATTATCGCTTGTTGTATTATCTGTTGCCATAATTAAATAAATTTATAGATTAAACCATTAACTTTAGCTTCAATTAATTTAGCTAAATTTATCATACGATAATTCTTTTTAGATAAATCATAGACAACTAGTAGGCCTCTAGATCCAGGATCATAAGCCATACCTTTACCAGTCAGACCTTTCTTGACGCCTCTGCGACAATGAATAGTCCTGATGTTACCATTCTTTTTTACGAATGTTGCGCTGAAGATCTTCCCGTTTGAAGTCTCTCTAATAAACTTTTCAACTTTTTTCATATAATTATTTTTAATGTTTGATACAATACTACAAACTATTTTTTTGTCTAATGTTAAATTAATGTTAAGAATATGTTAAAATTTTCTTAACTTCGTAGTATGAATAGAGATCTACTTCGAGACAACAGAGAGAGTTCCAGAGATGGATCGAAGAACCTACTGAGTTCAGCGGGAAACCTACTGCGTTTAAGAACTAAACCCTACTATGTTTAAGAGCAACCCTACTATGTTTAAGAAGTAAACTTAATAAAATTAATAGATATGTACATAAAAAATAATGCATTTGAAAACCAAATCTTTGATCACTTTAGGAAAACTCAAAAGAAATTAGATGATGCAGTAAAACTTTTAAAAGAGAACAACTATAAGGTTATTGATCCCAAAGGTAACGAAGTTAAATAAGATCTTAACCCTACTGCGTTTAAGAGTCTAACCCTACTGCGTTTAACGAATTGAGTAACTTCCTTTAGAGAATCCTTCTAAAGCGTATTGAGCTGCGTAGCGGATTGAGTCAAGACAATGATTCCAACGATCAACTGGTTTTGTTTGGCCTTTGGTGGCCCAAACATAATTATTTAATTCCTTAACTAATTCTGTTGAATCAGGATCAACAATCAAATCAAAGTCTTGTAGAAGAGCAATACCAGATAATATAGATCCTTTTCTTTTTATTGTAGGCCTGATGTTGACTCCTTTGAGTTTAACTTCATTTATAAGCCTAGGTTCAGCTGAGTCACAAATAATTAAATGTGGGCCTGCATATCTTATATTATAGTCTGCTATCTGAGTTGTAGAAAGCCCAGGCTTACAATACATTACTTTACAATATATTCTTCTACCTCTTGTATCTATACTTAATTTAGTCAAGACTGTTGGATCTATTGAGAATCCAAAGTCTTGCCCATAATATATATCATAGTTCTCATTGAACTCTCCTATTCTCCAATTTTTAAAGATAACCCCTTCCTGTTTTTCTAACCAGCCTCCAAGGATCTGATGAGTATATTTTTCTGGTCTTCTTCTTCTTATGTCTTGTATTTGATTTAAGAACGATATAGATAGATTATCTACATTATCTTTATAAGTTGTATGTATATAGGTAATACTATTCTTCATTCCATTGTAGCCGTCTGGTATATCTCTATTCTCATAGAATCTATTGTAGATCCAATGTTCTTTAGTAGTAGGATTTAAGATAAGAACACATCTATTCTGTTTAGTCCTTACCCTAACAGACTGATCAATTTTATCAAAGTCATCTTCATTTGTTAATTCTTCTGCTTCATCTAAAACAAATGTAGTAATAGCGTTTAATGATTTTAGAGCTGCTGTTTGATTACCTGATGCTGTTCTAATACCTTTAAATAAAATACTAGATCCTGTTTTAATGTTTGTGATCTCGTCTTTAGTTATTCTAAAGTCTTCGACCACACCCATAATTTCTAACTTCTCTATAAATTCTGGAATAATAGATGAAGCTGCGGATACCATTGTATATCTAGTAAACAGAATCTTATGTCCTCTTTCATAAGTTAACAACAATAAGAATACGTTAGCAGCAAAAGATTTACCGGATCCTCTACCTCCTGTTACAATAAAGTATCTTGAATCATTTCCAAAGGCCTGGTATTTATGATTAAGCTTCGGTGTCTTCATAATACTTCAGACCATTGTTTGGCTACAGCTTCCGCAATACCTTTAAAAGTTTTGCTTCTTAATTTACTTCTTTCAGATTTAGACATTCCCCAACCTTTGGCGTACCATCCAGGCATAGTATTACCGCTTTTATATTTAATCCTTGGTTCGGGTTCCACTAAATTAGTTTCTTTTAATTTAGGTAAATTTTTAAGCCATAAACAGGTTTTCTTTTCGTAAGGATCTCCAAACATATAGGGCTGTATTATTTGATCTGGTTTTCTTATATTACTACTTATAACACTAATAGGATTTTCTAAAGCAATATGTTTTATAGGAGCTTCTAATAATTTTTTGACAAAGTCAAGTGCCTCTAATTGATTTTTCCACCTGACTTCATTTCTAGTGCCATCTTTGTTATACATCCACCTTGCACCACTTACAGCTAAATAAGTACAAGGAGGGTGCGCTATCATTAAGTCATATTTACCACTATATGCTTCTTTAATTGCATCTCCTTTTATGTGCCATTCAGGATAACCGCCAGAGGAATCCTGTATATCACAACTATATGCTTCAAACCCTAAAGCTCTAAATTCTTTGGTTATTGCTTGACTTTCTTCGCAAGCTAATAATATTTTATTTTTTTTCATCTTCTGGTTCTATATCAATTGTGTTCTCTTCTATCTTTGGAGTGCCTTGAAAGAAATTCATAATAGAAATATCTACCTTATCATTAGCAGAAGAAGAATCTACATTATCTCTAGCTTTACCATAAATATATTCTAATATCATTTTTCTATCAAACTGAGAATCTTTAGCGTTTTCTGCTACCATAACCCAGAAAGCTTCTTCAGATCCATAAACCTCTTTAATAGCACCAGTAGCAAGCATTTTAGATCTATTCTTCTTTGCCTTGTTTATATTAGCAGGAGTAGCCATAGTTCTTCTAAGAACGGCATCTCCTTTCTTTTGACCGTTGTTCTTTCGACCATCGGTCTTCTTCATATATTTTCTTTCTACTTTTTTTCTTGGCATTCTTTATTGTATATTAATCCATATACTTCCCATATTCTTTCGCTCCATTTCTTTTTATTATATAAAAGATCTGATTTCTTTTTCATTCCTTTATATTCTAAAACTATCCTGTATTCTTTTCCTTCAGGAACCGGATAGAGTTTATAGCCTTTATTAATACACCAGCTTATTATTTTAGGATCATAGACGACTCTTTTCTTTATTTTTCTTTTCCTGGCCATTAATAACCATTAACTGTTTCATAGCTTGAATATACAGTTATCTTATCTTTCCATTCAGTATTTAACATTTTAACTATAGCCTCCATTCTGATATACAAGTTATCTATTTTATCTTCAGGAGTTTGCTCTATTAATTTTGCAAACCTAGAGTCTATTGTGTTCTGAGTAACCTTAAGTTTATTACCTTTAGCTTCAGCATCCTGATATCTAGATAATCTTATTTTAAGATCTATGTTTTCAGAAATAATATCTGATTTACTTTTAGTATCTGATACGATCTCTTCTGTAAACAAAGAAACAAAGTGATCACATAATCTTTTTAATTGAGGCTCTTCTCTAAATATTACCGGTACAGTATGTCTTATAGAATAGATTACACTTGCGTGATTACACTTAACCTCTTTCGCCATAGCTTGGTAAGTTGCTCTAGCATATTTTTTAGATAAATAAAAGAATATAGCTCTTGCATATACATAGTCTCTTCTTCTTGATTTCTTACCTATATCTAATTGAGTTTTGTCTTCTATAAAACTTCTTACTTCTTTAATCTTCATATCTTTTATTTATAAAGGTTCTCATTATTATTTTATAATATTTAATTGCCATAAATATTCCTTGACATTCATCGTATAACTCTAGTTCTTCATAGAACTTTAAACTAGATTGTATTTGTCTAATTGAAGCTCCAGCCATAAAATCATCTACTGTTAAATTAAAATAAAGCAAACTAACAGAACTTTTAAAATCCAAAGTGTCCGATATAATTCTCAACTGCTCTTCTAAGTTTTCTCTTTCCTGAACTGATAAAATCATCTGTAGCTTTATGTGTTTTTAATTTATTATTTCTCTTGTCTATGATCACAAAAACAAACTCATCTTTCTGAAACAATTGAGTGTATATATAGCTTTGTATATCATAACCATAAAAATAACTATTATATTCCCAATTATCAATATCTGAAGTAGTTTTTAGATCAATTATTTTATCTTCATATAAACAATCGGCCTTGCCTCTAAAAGGCAGGCCCATTATATATCCTATTCCAGACTTTTCACATTCTCCTTTAGTTATGTATTCTTTTATTTCAGGATCCTTTAATACAACTTCTTTTAATCCGTCCGCCCATATCCTTTCCTTTTCAAGCATAACTTCTTTACCTTTTGAGTTTTCAGCAGCTAATTTAAATTCTTTATTTCTTCTGGTTGGAACATCAACAAAATCATAATAATCATTTATCTTATCACTTTCAAGTATTGAAACGTGAATTAATCTACCATCCCTAAACGGCTTTATGTTTGAATCTTTTGGATTACTTATATCTTGTATATAATCATCAGCACTTACCATAAGTTTTTTAGCTACAGAAGAAGATAAAGTGTTTTTACCTAAGAAACCATAATAGAAGTTATTGTCTTCCATTTTTTCTAAGATCTCCTTAACATTCCATTCTGATCCGTCAAGTAATTTTATTGTGTCCATTTGGCATCATTTATGTTTAAATAAGCAACTTCTTTTGAAATCCTTCCCCTATTACTAAATTGAGTAGTAGCAGGATTTTTATAGTTTATTTCCCACTCAGGATATACTTCATATAAATTAAAAGAATATATACCTTTTGGTGTACTACAAATATAATAAGGAATATCGAGATATTTATCACAAACTTGAATCATTGCATCAAATTTCTTTTTCTCAATAAGCAAAGTATCGTAATGAGTCTTTCTGCATTTTAATTCTATTCTATGAGCTTTGTCTACAGAATAACAATCCCATCTAGATAGCTTACCTCTTGCTTTAACTAAGTCTGGATAAACTGTTAATTTTAAATGTTTAAATAAATCCTCCTCTTTATTTATAGGCTTCATAAACCTTTTTAAGAGGATTATATACATTAGCCACAAAGCACGAGCTACAACTCGTTGCTTTTTGCTTTGCATTAAATATTCTATTGAATATATTAATACATCTAACTACTCTACTAGAAGATATAATACTTCCCTTTGTAGTAAATACATCTGTTAAGAAATTGTATTCTTCTTCGTTTAAACATAAAGGCTTATTATATCTAAACATATCATTAAGCAATTTCTTTCTTTCATCACACCCGCAATCTTCACCAGCTAAAAACTTAACTGCTTTTTTAATTCCTGTAGCTTTAGTAATCTTTTCAATAGTATCTCCAAGTCCTTCAGACTTGTTTTCATTTGCGGCATCGAACTTCTTTTTCCATTCTTTATATGCCTTTGTTCTTTTGTCTTTTGGTTCTTTCATTTTATTTGGTAATAATCTTTGTTAAAAAAGTCTGTTACATCCTCACCAAACTTTTCGATGAGTATTTGTTTATAATTCTTACAAGAGTTATATATACTTGTTAAAGATATTTTAGTTTCAGAAGCTATGTTTCTTAAACTTTTATCTGTAAAGAAATACAGTTTGAATAACTTCTCATCATACCAATGCCAAGTAGAAACCTCTTTTAATATATTATCCATAATCTTTTTATGTGCCTCTTCCATATTAGATAATTCTATATCATTATCTATAGAAGACTTAAAATTATCATTTATATTTAACCCATCATCAAAAGAATCATAATCTTTATATTGAAAGATTATGTTCTTTTTTCTCTTATTCTGATGTTTGTAATATAAGTTCCTGATAGTCACATATATATATAGGGAACTAATTTTGCCGTCTACTGTTATACGATCTATATTATTTATGTATTTATTAAGTCTTAAATACATTTCCTGAACTAACTCTTTAGATAGGGATTCATCTTTGCAAATAGAAAGTGCAATTTTTAACCATTCCTTATTTCGCTTAGACAATTCTTGAAGTATCATTCAGTTCCTGATATTATATCTTTTTTGGGTTTATCATTCATTAAGGCATAACCTAGGAATAAATAGTTTATAGCATCTGCATATCTACTTTCTATTGGTTCTGCTTGAGGCATATCTGGATTATTAGCGTGGCTTAAAATAGCTTGTATGTGTTTATGAAAGAATACAGCCCAAACCTCAGCAGGTTTAATACCTATATGATTGCCTGTACTTTTAAAATTATACAGAACATCAATATTTTTATTAGTATACTCTGGTTGTTTAGCATCCATAATAGATTGACATTCTTTTAATAATTCTTCTTTTAATTCTTTAAATTGTTGTTGGTTCATATCTCGGGTATTAATATAATAATTTTATTTCTATTTTATTGCTTTCTCCGTAAAATTTTCTTAACTCCTTTACTCTTATGATATTTTGATCCTGGGCAAATACAATTCCTTCTAAGGCATCTATAAAAGCTTTATTAATGTTATCTAATAAATCAGGTTTAGTTGTTTTGTCTAGTTGATAAGTTCTTCTTTTTTTTGGAGTAGACTTATTATATTGAAATATATAATGTAAATATTCTACAGTAATTGGAGTTCCGGCAGGAATCATTTCAAAGTCTTTAGGTAGTTGTTTCCTGGCTAATATCATTACAGCTCTTTTATAGTCTTTTATCTTTTTAGGTGTATAAGCTATACCGTTTCTACCCATCCTAACAGACTGGTGAGCTTGTGGTCTTATATCAAAACTTAAAGTTAGTTCCATTATTTAATTTTAATATATTATCTATTTTGTCAAGTACGACAGGAATACCATTTTTTGTTACTTCAAAGTTGAACTCTTCAAATGCA